CGTGTAATGAAATCGCTGTTGGACCGTGTTAGTCGATCCGCCGGCACCCGCCGCAATAATGGTATGGCTATCGCCCGCATTCACCTGCTTCCAAACGCCAAGTCCGGTTGCGCTATCGATGCTGGCAGCGGCAATGTCGCCACGGTTGATAAAATAGTTCGTCGTATTCGACAGGCTGCCGGCGCTGCCAGTGACGCTGCCAGTGATTGTGTTGGCGACAGTCAGGCCGAGAAGATTAGATGTCCCAAACGGGTTGGTGTAGTAATTCGAGTCATTGCTGTCGTTAAAAACCGGCGCATTGAACGAGGTAGTGGCTGTAACAATGCCACTACTTGCAATGCGCATACGCTCAGTTCCGCCGGTCGCAAATAGAAGCGTATCGTTTGCGTTAATACCCGCCCATGAATACTGAGTAGAAACAGTTTCATTTGCTGATGTGACCTTTAGTCCATCATCAAAGGCATTTGTCGTATTGTTAGCGCCTTTAACCTGAACGCGAGAGGTAGTTACTGAAGTCGTCCCGATCCCGACGTTGCCGCTGCTGTCGATACGCATACGCTCGGTAAATGTAGAGCCGTCTGCCGGAGCAACGCCAAAAGCCAAAAGGCCTCCGCTGGCCCATGATTGATAAACGTCGGTTCCTGTGGCGTATGTTGCGAAATGGCCGGTTGAAGTCTTGGCGAGTATCTGAGTTGTAGGGCCAGAACCTCCGATTTGTATACGGGAAGAACCAACCCCCGCAGAGGATGTCGTCCCGACCAAAAGGTAGCCGCTGGCGTCGAGGCGCATACGCTCGGTGCCAAGCGCGTTGAACACCGCCCTGCTGCCATCAAGCACCAGCGGTGCATAGTCGCTGTTGCCATTGTTTGTGGAAAGAACGGTTACACCGCTGGCAGCCGCCCCCGGAAGCACATTCAAACGGTCGCCAGTACCGTACACAAAAAAGTTACTTCGTATCCGGGTCGCGCCATTGACATCCAAAGGGACACCCGGCGCGCTCGTCCCGATCCCGACGTTGCCCCCGGTGATGAGGCGCATACGCTCGGTGCCGTTAGTTTGAAAGATAGTGTCTAAACCGCCCGCAGCGTTGATCACCAGATTGGTGCCGTAGTTTGTCAGAGTGTCGGCTATGACCGATCCGCTGCGTGAAGTGATACTCCCGGATACGTCGAGTCTTGTCGTTGGCGCAGTGTTCCCGATCCCGAGGTTACCAGCGGCATCGAGGCGCATCTTCTCAGTGCCAGCCGTCATGAAGTTCAGCCAACCGTTCGTGCCGTCACCACCTCGCGGAAACTGGATGCCGCCGTTCAGGTAGGAACTGTAGTACAGCCCGAGTGTAGCTTGCACATCGCCGGATGCGCTGCTGCTGCTGCCGTTCACCGTATTTAGCTGGAACCCACTGTTTAAGTTGGTCAACTGCGTTGTGGTAGCCGATGCGGTGGCGCTGGTCACGACCAAGGCGGTGGAGCGCGTGGTTCCACTGACCTCTAGCTTCGAACCCGGTGTTGAAGTACCGATCCCGAGGTTGCCGCTGCTGTCGATGCGCATGGCCTCCACGCCACCCTCGCTGAAGGCAATCGTGTCAGCAGCCGGGGACCACATCCCGGTGTCGGTATCGCCCGTGAACGTGTACGCAGGTGTGCCAACGGCACCCAAGCTTGCGGCAATGCTAGTTGCAGTGGCAACGCCGAGGATGGGTGTGGTCAGCGAAGGCGATGCAGAGTTCGCCTTCGTTGCCAGTTCAGTGTTCAGCGCGCTGAAGTTGTTATCAACCTCAGTGTTGGTGAGAGGCGAACCCTTAGCGGCTCGCAGCGTAATAGTAGCCATTTATAACTCGCCTCAAACCAAATTAGGCAGCGGCCAGCGTCACCGTCCAGGTAATGGTCATGGTGTCGCCAGCATCCTTGTTCACGACGCTGAAGACCGTGCGGCACAACATCGTGCCAGACGAAGCGCCGTTGAAAAGTCCGGCTTCCGTGACAGCGCCAGTGCCAACGCCAGGGCCAAAGGTCGCTACGTACGCAACCTGCGCACCCGTCACCGTGGTGGACGTAAGGGCGGAGCGGCCAAGTTCACTAATTAGCGCAGACTGACCGGCAGCTGCGGCAGTCGTGCCAGACCCAACAGCCATGTGCGACATGGCGGCGGCGGTGGCATCCTTCATGCGGCTCGAGATGAAGCCAAGGCCGGCTGTGACGACAAGGTTCTCAACCTCAACACTGGTCTTCAAGTTGCCATTAGCGTCGAGGAGTGCAATCGCCAGACGGCCCGTGGCTTTGATGCTTTCAAGAGTGTTCATGATCTACCTCAAAAAGTTCTGTAAGTTCCCACGTAGTCTTCTGCGAAGTACGTACCGCTCGTATACCCTTGGCTCATAACAGAGCCACCATCTGATGTCGATGCAATATCAGAGGAAGCCTTGCCGGCAGTCTTGGACGCGGCATCTGATGAAGTCGCCAGATCAGTTCTTGCTCGAAACACACTTAGGGTGGCGAAGTCGGATGCCTGCGCAGAGTCCACAATGCTCTTTATTATTCCGCGAACAATAGCATCCGCGACGCTGGAACTTTCACTTGCGCTGCGCTGACGCACCATCGAGATGACCGCCGCATCGCCAGCAATAAACGCATCAGCAAACTGTTTTGTTGTACTGCGAGCAACTGTCTCGGCGATTGACGCGGTGTCGCTCAATTGCCGCGTGTAGGTCATGACCCTAGTGAGAATATCCTGCGCAGTGGCGACTTCAGATCGGTTTTTAAAGAACGACCAATTAGCATCATCGTCCGCCGCCGCGCCGTTCACGTCGTCCGTAACCCTGGCGAGGTCCGACAATGTCTTCATCAGAGAGCGCACAGCAGCGTCTCCAGCCACGGGGGCATCTGAGGCAGCCTTGGCAAACGCTCGCGTTGTGGCGTCGCTGGTGCTTAGTCCGTCAATGTACGAACGGGCATAAACCACCGTTCTCGAGAACACATCGGATGCACTCGCCGACTCAAAGCGGCTGCGGAAGAACGACAGGTTCGCGTTGTCGTCTACCCCCGCCTGGTTCGTGTCGTCCGTTGCTGTTGCAGGATCAGACAGAACCTTCAGTACTGTGCGGATTTCATCATCCGTAATGGCCACAGTTTCAGTGGCCGACTTGCCGAATGTCCGCTGATACAACTCAGATGCCGTGAAGGCGTCTAGGTACGCGCGGAGGAAGATCGTGACGCGGGTCAGCACGTCACCGGCAACAAAGGAGTCTGACCGGGATGTGGTCAAACCTTTCACCGCCGCATCGGAAATCGCAGAAATGTCCTGGCGCACTTTTCCAAGTGACTTGGTACTTACGTCAGAAGCCGTAGTGGTATCCGTCAGGCCTTTGCCAAACAGGCGGCTCACCGTGTCGGACGCACTGAAGGCGTCAGCGACTGCCTTGCTAAACAGCCTGACCGCCTGGTCGCTGACCTGCGCTGCGTGGGACAGACCCTTGAGGAAGGAGCGGACGGCAGTGTCGATGGCGGTGAGCGTGTCGCCACGGCTCAAGGCAAAGATGAACTCGCCCAGTTCCGCCTCGATCCGAATGCGGATGTAGTTAGCCGTCGCCACCATCGAGGTCGCGCTGGCCTGTGCTGTCAGGAATGCGGCTACGGCTTGCGCAGCAAGCGTCTGGTAATAGGTCGATGTCGTCAGAACGGAGAACGCGCTCTGCGCCTTCAGGACCGCATACGTTGCCGCCGCCCTCAGCTTCTGTGAAGCATCGAAGGCGTTCATTAGAACTGCTCGCGCACCTGCAATTTCAGGAGGTCATAGACGGTCTGTATTCCGCCAAGAGAAGTCGTAACCTCCACCTCCGCCTCGTACAGGCCTGCGGTATCAAGGGTAGTGCTGGCGAACATAAAGACGACCTTGCCGTTGATGCCGTCCGTTACCTGGCCCGTGATCGTGTCCTTCAGTGCCGTTCCGCCGATTTCACGAATCTTCAGGCGGACAGTCGCAGCCACCAAGTTCACGATTGCCCAGGTCGTCGGGTCTTCCGTGTCCAGCGTCTTGCCTGACGCGGCAGTGTTCTGGTCGCGGATCGTCAGCTGAAGCTGCGGGAGCGTGTCACCCTGGACAAGGTTGATAGTCTCTGAATAAGCCATTACCCAAACTCCCGCGCAGTCACAGTGAGCGAGGCACCGCTATGGCCGTACTTCGCCTGGCGGATCGCAGCCGACACGCCGCGCTCGTAGATCATGTTGTTTGCCTGCGCTGGGCCACCATTCGCCCAAGTAGCACCCGCCATCATCTGAAGACGAAACAGAGCGCCACTGACCAGCGTCTCGCGATGCTCGAGGCCAATGGTGTCTGGGATAGAGGTAGACGCCGTGGTCGGCTTCAAGGTGTAAAGAACCTTGAGCGTCTCTCTGGCGTCTGGCGCTGGGCCAAGCAGTAGATTGCTGTTGTCGTACTGGGAGAAGTAGCCAGGCGCAGACCTGGTGCTTGCCAGTTCGTTGCGGATGTACGCATCCTCGTACGGAAGCTTCGTCAGTTCACGCCCACTACGGAGTACCTTGCTGACGTGGTTCGGCTCCGTGCCGGTCGGCGCTTCCAGTTCGTATTCCACGATGCCGGGAATGACGATAAGCGACAGCGGCTCTGCCTTGTACGCCCCAGTCCGGGCGCAAAAGTCGATGCACGTATCGCGGATCGCACGTTCAGCGGTGAACTCCGGGCAGCCAGCCACCTCAGACAGCACGTAAACGAACAGGTCGCTGTACTTCACTGGCGTATCACCCCAGGCTGCTGCGCAATCATGTTGTCGTTCAGGCCACCGTCAGCCTGCGTCTTGATGCCAAGAGCATTGCCGAAGGCCTGGAAGAACAAACCGGCACGGTTGAGGTTCGCGAACTCGCTGTCCTTCTGGTACGAGCGGTACATCATGTAGTCCATGATGGCGTTCGCGTAGATGTCGTCGATGCTGATCACCTGGGTGTCGCTGGTGAAGTTGCTCACCAACAGGTCTGCCGGGGACGTGGCGTAGACGATCTCGATCTGGTTCGTTACCGCCGGCTTCGGGAACAGGTAGAACACCTTCGGATCGATGGCGTCGTAGACGAAATGCTTCACGCCCGTCGCATCAACAGGCGTCTCCCACCAGTTGGGCAGCTGCACATCCAGAATCTTGCGGTCCACCTTCGTGATGGCGCGACCATCCTTGTTACGTAGAACATTGATAAGGCGCAATCCGTCAGCAGCCAGCGTCTGCTTGGCAGCTGCTACGCACGTGTGGGTGGTATTGACCGTCTTCGCGTCTGGACGGAACAGAACGACCTGCCGCTGTGCGTCGTTTAGGTAGTTCAGCAATTCCTGCTGAGTCCAACGCACGAACGTGGGGTCTTGCAGCGTGACCGCCACGCGATTGATCAGGTCAATGGCTTTGGTCGTTGGCATTCAGTTCACTCCCACTCGATAACTTCGAGGTCTGCATTACCGCTATACAGTGGATTCCAGGACCACTCCACCCCAGTCCGAATGTTGCGTACAGTTTTCGGACAACGGTCCTTCTTCGCGGTCTGGGACGTGACAGGCTTCGGCTTGCCCTTCATCGTCTCGAAAGACTTTACCTGCTCAATTAGGTCATCAAGGCGGCGACGCTTATCGATTTCAAAGGCAAACTCCTTGCGGGCATACGCCTCAAGTTCGTCCTTGTTCATCTGATCGATAGTCTTATCCATGATTCCCCTCTTTGGTTCACTCGGCTTAGGAGGAGGCAGGCGACTTCCAACACCTGCCACCACCTAAACGGAGTGAGGGGGAGGTTGCCCTCCCCCTCTGGCCGATTAGGCCGTGGTCTTCAGCTTGAGGGTCACAAGCGCGTTGGGAACAACGACCTTGTAGCCATACACCTTCAGACCGCGAATGCCGTCACCGAAGGTATCGGTGAGACGGACGGTTTCCGTCTTCACGAACTGCGACGCAAAGCACGTCGCCTTCGGGTGACCCGCGAGAGCCATCGTCTTCCCAGCGTCACCGCCCGAGCCAATGGCCAGGAGGTTCGACTGATAGACGGTGAAGCGGTCGATCATGCCAACCTTGCCGTTGCGGATGGGCGAAACGCCGTCACCGGTCAGGTAGGCAAGCTTGAGGTCCGTCTTCTTCAGCATCTCGACGTAGAGCGGCGAGAGAACGATGAAACGATCCGAATCCGGAATGTTCAGTTCGTCCAGCTTGCGGCCTGCTTCGAGAACGTGATCAAGGATGTTCGACACCGAAACCGATGCCTTGTCCAGGATCGTGGTCGCGCCGGTAGCGATGTTACCAAGCACGTCCGTCTCAACAGCGATACGCATCTGTTCGGCAGCATCCTTCGATGCTTCGTTCTGGAAGGCGATGTCGGCCTGAACCTTCAAGATGTCATCCACCTTGAAAGCGTACGACTTCGCCTTGTCGATCATCAGTTCGATGACCTGCGTGGTCACATCAGCGTACGACACGCTGCCCGTGTAGTCGCTGACCGTCACGTTGGGAACGGTACGGATGTTGACCTTGTTGCCCTGGCCGCTGATCTCACCTTCATAGTCGGTGTTGCTGATCTGCGGAAGGACCGAAGAAGCGTAGAACTTCGCCTGAAGCTTCTTCGAGAAGATTTCAGGAATGAAGTTCGCAGCGGACGTAGTACCAGTAGTAGCAAAAGCGGGCATATTAAGACCTCATAATCACAACAGTTGTTTTTTAACGGACTCGCCCATCCAGATACGCTTGGTCAATTTCACCCTGGCGCTTCTCAAATTCATTGAGAGGCATCCGTGTGATCTCCTCACGTGTCCAGACTCGCTTGCCCGAGTTCGGGTCCGGTTTCCTCGCCTTGGGCATTGATGGTTCTGCAACCCTTCTTGCCCGTTCGACTTTGGATTCCGGCTGTTGCGGCGGTGTACCGAGTACGTCACGGTAGCGATCAAGCAAGTCGACCACCTCCTGGGCGCTGCCATCTTGGGCGACGCGCTTCCAGACAGGCGATTGACGATCAAGCCATCCATTAAAGTCATCCGACGTGACGATATCGTCCATGTCGGGGTGCGACTTCCGAATGCTGTCAAAGTGCGCCTGAAGCGTACCCTGACTCTCTTTCGCTGCCATCTGCGTTCGGTACTCACTGACCGTCTCTTCAAGCCGGGACAGCTTCTTCAAAAGAGGAGAGGCGATGTCGGGATACTCTTCAGCGAGTGTCCGTAGTTCATCGTCCATCTCGTCCTTGTGGGACGCCGTCTCTGCCATCCGAGACTGAAGGCCTGCCATATTCGACTGGAGTTCCATCATTTGACGACGGAGGTCAGCAGTCTCTTGGGTGGCCTTAGTCATTCTGGCCTGAGCATTCTTGACACGTTCTTCAGCAATGCGAAGCTGCTTCCGCAGGTCGCCATCACCTTCATCACTCTGCTGATCGCCGCGATCTTCAGAATGAGGAGTCTCGTTAACGCCGTCTTCCCCGGTGTCCGCTGACTCTGCGGGTGGGTTATCGTCATGTTCAGGAACGTGCGAGGTGTCCTCTTCAGTCTGATTGTCAGACTGGGGATTCGCATTCCGTTCCATCATCTGCTTCAGAAGTTCTTCGGCTTCACGTTCAAGCTGTTCAGGGTCAACCTTCATTTACACACCATTGGTTACGGGTCCGCTGCACGGAGTGTCCGTTGTTGGTATTAGTCGTAGGGTGTCTGAGTCTCAGGCCTACGACTGCTCAAAACCGCTTGCGCGGTATCTTCTAGTTCAAGGAAATAGCGGAGTTCTGCCGCCGATCCTTGCTCAAATCTGTGATCCGGAACGATCTCCAACTTGTCCCGGCAAGCCTCCAGCCGCTCCGTTAGAAAGGTCATCAATACCTTCCATTGGGGCTGGCCCGCCAGGGCCACCACCGCCTGGGCCACCTGCTGCGAGCATCTGCTGCTGTACGGCTTGCGCTTCAATTTCTAGTTCCTTGTCGGACTTCAATACTTCGTCCGGATTTATGTCCATACTCTTTGCAATCTCCGTAAGCAACTCCTTACGTTTTACAATGGCAACGTCCATCGGATTGCTGATTAGTGACAGAAATTGCAGAAGACGCTGCGAGCGAACTTCACGTTGAATAAGCGAAGTAGAGCCACGCGCGACGATCTTGAGATCGCCTTTCGCCTTTTCGTTGTCACTCCACTCCATGTTCCAGTGATACAGCGCCTGGATTAAGGGAATGATGAGAAAGTCGTCGACGTTCTTCAGTGTAGATTTCAGCGACACGTTCGCGTTGCCCATGAGAATGGACATACCAGTGGCCGTCTTGTTCATCGACTGGCCCTGATCGCCGTGCGTGTATGACGGCAGCGATGTCGTTTCATCTGCGAACTTGCGGAATAGTTCGATGATGTTGATGATCCCGCCGGTATTGGCAATCGGCTGATTGAAGCGAACAGCCGGCGCAGTCGGATCGCCGCCACTACGCAAGAACACGCGCCATGGGTGAATGTCTCGCGGGTCTTCGCCGGCCTCGAGGAAGTCCGTGTTGACCTCTACGAGCGGGCCGGAAGCAATAGCGGCGTTGTCGATGAAGATGCGAGTGGCAGCGTTCATGGTCTGCTGCGAGTCGCGCATCATCCTGGGAACGCCCGTACCCCAGAACTGGTGAGGGTTACGCTCATACGGGAAGCAGTTGTACGGGATGCGACCGTCCGGAATGGGGTTGAGGGTGGCGCGAACAACCCTGCCGCTGCAAATCCATACGTTTGCGTCGTACTCGTCGTCCTCTTCCGAGTCCTTGGGGAGTTCAACGCCGGCATCAACGAGGTCTGTGCCGTTGATAGAACCCCAGTACTCGAGAACCTCGAACCGATTGTTCGGACCGGACTGAAGTCTGATGTGCGCGGCCTCGCGGCGGATGCGCTCATGGTCTTCCTCGACGTAGTTCCCTCGCGGGGAGTCGGTCAGAATCTCGATGATCGCGTCACCATCAAAGCCATCCAGGTCTTTCAGGTCGCGGAACTGACGGCGCGTAAGAACATGGCGGCGGAACAGGCCGTGCAGGTCCGTGTTCGACGTGGCGTATGGGTCAGGGTAAATATCGAAGATAGAAACAGATTCGATATCCGGCTTCACCCGCTCGATAACCATCAGGGCGTGGGTCTGGACCCCGTTAACGAGGGAACGCTTCCATCGCTTCTGGCGGTCGATGCGGATCGTGCCACCCTTGATGCAGCCAGTGCCGAAGATCACCGACTCCATGATGGCTTCTTTGATCTTCTGCTCCGCGCTGGCTTCTTGCAGCTGGTCACCGATAAGCAAAGACATCTCTTCGGAGGCGAGTCTGGCGCGGCGCTTGACCTCTTCTCGCACTTCGTCTGTCAGTTCGTCCTTACGCTCGTTGATGATGTCCATCACCTGCGTAGGAGCAACAGCACCGCTGACCGCCATTACCTCTGCGGTCGCATTCTTGGTGATCTCCGCCATCTCGAGCGGGTCGAGTTCTGGAATCGGGGTCGGCTCAATGCCGAAGAAGTTCTGACCAGGCTGGAACAGCAGGTCGACCATGCGGGAAAACGCGGCCATGACCTTGGTGCGGGTCAAGCCGACAAAAATCTTCGAGCGTGATCCGGTCAGTTTGGCGAGCGTATCGGGGTCGTACTGCCCAAGAAACTGCCGGAAGCTTGATAACCATTCGTCCTCATTGTCCTTGCGAGCATCTTTGTACTCGCGGAACAGGGACTGAAGTCGCGGACCAAGGCCTTGATAGTCCTCAAGGTCTTCGTCTATGACTTTATTTTCGACTACTTCTCCATTGTTTTCGTCTTCAAGGTCGTCCTCGAACATCAATACCCCACAACATCATCGAACGGTTTATACCCTACAGCGTTCTTCGTAGTGCGACGATTACGCGGCATGGTATTCAACCCGAAGAGTGCGATTGCGTATGACATCACACGGTCGTCATAGCAACCTGACTTTGCATTAGTGAACCCTTTGTCGTCGATAACGTAATTGCGGAGTTCTTTTACAAGTTCTTGGTCCGCAATACCACTATCCCTCTTACGAAGAAGCGCCGCAAGGTTGTCGATGATCAACGGCTTGGTCTTGCTGCTGGTGTAAAACCCTGCGCGCTTAGTCATTTTGTCTGCGTACGCATCATCGACTGTGTGTTCGACATATAAGTTCGGGTAACCTAAGTCCTGCATCCGACGAATTGTGGTCAGGCCGTGGTTGTTTCGCTCCGGTATCACGTAGGCGCGGTTGAACTTCTTGCCCAGGTGCGCCATCTGATCGCCGAGTTCGTATGGGTCGATGTGCAAACGCCATGACGCAACCTGCCGACCCAGTGAATCGAGTACCTGTGCGACCGTATAGTCCCCGTGTGCGAGGCCTTCCGCCACGTCGACCCCGATGCAATACCGCTCTTCAGGGTCAACGCCCTTGATCCACTGCTTATAAGACCCTTCGGTGTGCGGTGTGACGGTGCCGTCCTTGAAGCTTCCCTCCACGTAAGGCGTGTAGCAGTCACGATCTGCGTCCATGAGGCAGTCTTCTTCGACGAATGCTCGCCCAGAGAAGAGGAACGCCTCCTCCGGGGTGCATGGGTATTCCTGCTTGAAAAGGTCCGTTGATCCGAGTTCGTCGATCTTTGACCGACGCCAGTTCAGCTGTTCGCTGGACAGCGAGAAGGTGAGAGCAAGCTTCTCCTCCTCCTTTGTGCGGGTGAAGTACGGGTCGATCTTCTTGGCGTACTCTGGCAGCCAGTACCAGGGGATGAAGATGACGATCCAGTCACTCTCCTTTCGGAGCGCCTTCATCACCTGTTCGTAAAACCACCCGCCCGCACCATTGGCGGTGGACTCGACGATCACTTCACTGCCTTCCGCCGGAACGGACTGAAGAAGACCGGACACGATTTCACCGCTATTCGGGTAGAACGCGGCCTCGGAGGCGTGGACGTACTTGTTGGTCATGCCGCGCCCGATGTTTGTCGAGCGCGCGGTGCCGATTCGGTACTGGGAGTTCAGTCCGTCGAACACCATTGTGGTGGTCGTCGACGTAGAAAGCGGCGGCTTGAATACGCTGTGCGCTGCGTTGTCGTAGAACGAGCGAACCATGCGAAAGATCGCGGTGGTCGATTCCGCCAGGTGAGACAGCACGAAGGCGTTGGCGTTCTTGGTCTTCGTGACCTTCCAAAAGAAGCGGCCTTCGACGTAGGTCGAGATACCCATCTGCCGGCCCTTGATGACCAGGGCGCGAATACGGCCAGTCTCAGCCAGCTGCCGCTCCAGCTGCTCATGCAGGATTAGCTGTCCACGGTTCAACCTGAACGGGATGACCTCCCCTTGCTTGCTGACGATCCGCAGGACGTTTTTGGCGTACAGAGGGAAGCTGGCTATAAGCTTCTTGATTACCTCTACTTCCACAGACCCATTCCCTTAGCAATTTTCACCGCCCACTTGCCCAGTTCTTCGTCGCTGAGGCGCATCCTCATGATGTTGACCAGCGAGCAAACAAGGCGGATGTTTTCAACCTCGTACCCAACGTCCGGATTTACGCGGTCGATAGATGCGTTCGTGTGCGGCGTTTCTTCGCTGTGCGTTAAGGCAACTCCGGAGATTGCGCAACGACCGGACTGCTCCTCATAGACCATCATCACATCATCGAGGGTGATGTTAAAGGTGATAGCGCGCTTGCCTCGTATTCTGGTGCGGCGCGTGGCATGGCGAAGTTTCTGCGCCAGGTAGTGTTCAATTGACTGGTGGATGTACGTTGCTTGCCGGTTAGGCTTCCAGCAACTCAGGCAGGAGGCAGAGTGCCGACCAGTTCGCGCGTTATAGCGGAACTGGTCGAGCGGCTTCTCTTGACCACATCGGGTGCAACAATACGGCACCCGCCCCGGTTATTTCTTCTTTGGCTTGCAAGCCGACTTCATGGAGGCCTTCGCCTTCGGAGCGGCCTTAGCGCCCTTCTTGGCTTCCATCTTCTCTTCCATCTTCGATTCCTTGCCCATGAACGGCATCATCTGCTTCTTCATTTCACGTCTCCACACGCGGCGATGGCCGCTTTTAGTTGCCCTTCGTACCCTCGACGGAGTTCTCGCTCCGCAAGTAGCACCTGTACACGCTCAAATAGACCGGCATCCGCTTCTACTGTGGGGAAGTCCGGCTCCTTGATCGTCTCCGTGACACACGGAACTGGGATTGGCATCCGGATCACTTTCGCCTGGGGCGTGACACAGCCTGCCAAAAAAATAAGCGGGAGAAACAGAACCCGCTTCACTGGTATTTCCTTAGCAGACTGAGCGCCGCCACACACTCATCATCTGCGACCGGCTTCTCTACTAGGATGCGTTGCGCTTTCACGTTGTGATGCTTGGCGTCAAGCGATGCTTTACGCAAGGCTTCCTTCGCCATCACTCCACGACGTTGTGCGTCAGCGGCCCACTCCATAATGGCCACGTTCTGCTGCTCGACGCGATGCTCAAGGTCAACGACCATCAGCTTCTCTCGAGCCAGGTCGCGTTCGACAGAGGTCTTGGCGTACCAGACCCACATGAAGGCCACGACGACAATGCCCGTTAGAAAAAATCGGCGGAATTTCCAACACCACCTGATGACCTCAATCATCGCCATCGACTTCCACCTTTACTGGGCCGGCTTCACCCTTGAGCGAACGCAAAGGACCGCCGACCGCAATCGCAATGAGTGAAACCATCACGCCGGACAGGCCGCCGAGCAGCGCCCAGCCAAGAATTTCCAGCTGCTGTGACTGATTTGACACACTCCAGCCACCCTTCCACACGATCCACACCAGCCACGTGCTGAATGCAGACAGTGCGCCGCCCCCGCCCAGGAGGCAGAGGGAGAACAACTGCTTCAGTGACGGCATCTTCACGCCTCGTTCCCGGAAATTTTCGCGGAAGAAGAGGCAAGCATCACTGGACCGCCGACTACCGGGTAACCAGTCGGCCAACGGGAGGCGAACAGCCGGTGCTTTGCCAGGCGCATCACGTTCACGCCGTTCGACTGATTGCCGCCCAGGACGTGGTAGTGCGTGTCGTCCTCGCCCACGTAGAAGCCGACGTGGCCACCACCCTGACGCAGGAAGATCAGGATCGCACCTGGTGACAGGCGCTCACGGCGCAGGAGCGAGCCGTAGTTCTCGTACGCCCTGGCGCGATACCAGGCATCGGGGAATGGCAGATCAGCCTCTTTGAGGCAGTGCGCGACGAATGTGCCACACCAGGCCATCTCGTCGTCCGACCACCAGGCCTTCAGGCCACGGAGCCAGCCAAGGATCACATTAGAATGTTTCGGACCGGGAACCTCCTTTACACCCAGGTATGACTGCGCTGCGAGCAGCCACGGCGGAGATACGGTCATCAATTCACCACTTCACCTTGTCCGCCCAAAAGGCCGCAGACAGCTTGCCCTTGCTGATGTTGACGGCGTGACGCGCCTTGAAGGCCTCGTTGCGCTTGGAACCGTCCGGCGAACCCTTCACGCCCTGCTGCCCGAAGCGGATCGTCCTGATCGTGTCCCCGTCCTTCGCGACAACGACGTGCGACTTGCTTGGGTGTGACGGCGTCGCCTTCGGCTTGTTGAAGCCAGACACGCCAGCCTTCTCGAGGCGCGGGTCTTTAGCCATCAGAATCGCTTTGTGGCGTTCGCCATCAGCGCCTTGTTGGCCCTGTTGTACGACAGACCAATCCCAGTGTCCTTGTTCTGGTAGTCCACGCCGACATCGAAGTTCTTGGACTGTGGCTGGTAGTTGGCTCGAGCATTGACGTAACCATCGCCCACAGGCTGGCCTACGTTCGCTCCGACGTTCTGCACACCGCCGCGACCCATGCTGGCGTTCAGGCCAAGGTTGCCTCGCCCCAGAGGCTGGTTGTAGTTCGCGTTGAGACGACTATCGCCTGGCACCAGGGTAGCGTTCAGGTCGAGATTGCCACGACCCATCGGGGCATTGACGCCGACACCCGCTCCAAGCTGATCACCGTCGATCACGGGGCCACCGCGAACCTCTACTGGCTGCGATTCCCGCATAGGCATATCGCTCACCGGCTGCATCGGAACAGTCATGTCGTACGGGATCGAGTCGCCCTCGAACTCTTCGTAGGAAGGCTTCTTGAAGTACGAGCCATCGTTGACCGACGCCTGGAAGTTGCGCAGGTAGAGAGAAACAGGATCGGCCATTAGAACCTCACAATCATCAGCAGGAAGCCAAAGTTCACGCGCACTATGCCGGTGTAGAACTCAGCGCCAAAGTTGAAGCAGCTGAAAGACAGCCCGAAGAATGCTAGAGGGTCGTCGCCACGGTGCAAGGTGATGCCCGCGATCCTCTCAGACATCTCGTCAAACATCGGCCACAACATCGGCCAACTTGTTCTCGTTTTTCGGCTGCCGGCGTGGATCACCGCGCAAGGGACTCACGCTCCTCGCCAGGGTACGCACAACGCCCGCCTGCTCCTCAGCCTTAGCCTTGGCGCGATTGATGGCGCTCATTCCGGACTTCATGAACAGCACGTTGGCCTCCGCGTTTCATAACGCAGTACAGCCATTTTGCGCAGAAGGCAAAGCAGAAGTCGTCATCTGCATAAGGCTTATGGAGGGGACATCAAAAATGCGTTTTATATTTTTTGGGTTTCGTTTGTCAGATTGACTACCCCCCTGGTTAGGAATGGGTAGGGGTAGGTTAGGGTGGATACCAATACTGGGGCTACAGCGTTTGCAGTCTCGTATGGAACCGCAGACTCGAGGCCGGGGTCGCGGCACCACGCCCCCCCCCTCTAGGCGGGCAGGTCAGGTAGGCAGGCGGGTCAGGCAGGGCGGATGCGGATCGGCGCTGGCGCACTGGCCGTGCATTGAGGAAGGCCACACCACCGATGGCCCAAAGAAAACCCCGCCCAAACCCTATGCAATGCAGCGCAATGCGAGGCTTGAGCAGGGTGTTAGCAGGGCAACGACCACGACCCTGTCTAGGTTGTGGTCTTACTGCATGGTGTCCGGGTCATCCTCGTCCAGATCGAGCGTCGCGAGGAAGTCCCCGGTCTGGTTCACGGTGATGTCTTTCTTGTCCGGAGCGAAGATGCCGACCACCTTGCCGAGCAGTTCGAGGCTGCGAACCTTGGCTGCATCGCTGTCCGCCTGATCGGCCATCGTCATCAATCGGGACGTGACCCAGTCGCCAGACAGAGCCAGACGGTCTAGCTGTGCTGTTTTCTCCCCCTCTAACCTCACCCTGATCTTCGACATCTTTAGCATCTCTGAGGCGGTCGGCGCTGCACTGCGCGGTGCATATCCTGCCTCTATCGCTGCCTGTGTCCCATTGCCTCCATTGGCGATGTACGCCGCCACAAACCTCTGTTGCTTGGGCGTCACGTAATCCTTGTTCACTGAGGCGATGGCCTTGGCCTTTCCCTCTGCTGTCTTTGGTTCGCGCATGATCTGATCTCTCACTGGTTGGTCTCTCCCCTATAGCGTTATCTCTCTCTACTGTCTCTGTCCCTACTACAGAGGATGAAGCTGCTGGCCCTCTGGTTTTTCCCGCCCCAATTTTAAAAGTTGACAGACCCCTTTCTCCGATTCTAAGACGGTGTCGTCTTAGGCGACAAACAGTGAATGGAGACTGACATGACCAACGACTTCACCACCGCAGTGGCACCAGCAATCACCCTCGACAACGCACGTGCGTACGCCGCGCAGACGGACAAGTATCTGTGGGTCGAGTACCACATCCTCGACACGCTCGACATTCGCGCAACAGGCAACCGGGTCAACTGGGTTGAGGATCGCTTCGACGAACTCCTCGCCGCAGCCTGAAACTCTGGGGCGGCTTCGGTCGCCCCTCCAATTGCCTGAATAATTCCAAGGAAGGAACCACCACCATGGCCGCTTATTCCTACTACCCAGAACACGCTAAATGCCTAACCGCCATGCACGACCAGACAGAGGGCGATATTGTCACGCTGTCGGTAGGCAGCAACGCCTACAGCTTGCCTATGGGCAGGTTTGGCTGGCAGGGCAGTCAGTGGACAAAATATATCTTGCCTGCGCCCGTTGGCATAAACCAGTTTGGCGCGGCGCTGTTTGATCTGGCTGGCATTGGGCAATGCCCGATTGATGGCTCGTTCCAAAATGAAGTCACCGCCGACGCTGCTCGCAAACGCGAATTGCGGCGCATTCGTGATCGCGCCGCTTGAACCTTTTGCAAAAGGAACCACCACAATGACGATCTACGTGATCCGCGCAAAGCGCAGTAACGAGATACTCGACGCCACCGACAGGGACGCCAGCATCCCCTACTGGCTGGGCTATGGCTACCCGGTCGAAGAGCAGCCCGACATGACCGAAGCGGAGCAGCAGGTGATCACCGCCCTGCACGGATGGCTGGCCGATCACCGGGATGAAGGCGCGCACTGGGTCGAAGAAACTATCGATGACCTGATGCACGTCGCGGAACTGCGAGAGAGGCCTCTCGATGCCTATAAGGCGATCCTGCTCACACAGTGGGCAGACGCCTACACCTAGACGGGGGTCTCTCCCCTACTACAGGAACACATAGCAGAGGGGTGGCGATTGCTGGCCCTCTGTTTTTTCCCGCCGAAATTTTAGGGGCCATCTGCCCACCGGCAGCGGCTCCTGGTCAACTCAACCGACGAATTGCAGCAGCGCCAGACCGGCGGTGATGGCGAACCAGATCACCCGCTCTGCTGTCACGAACGAACCCTTGGCCGTGTGTCCAAGCGTCTCAAGGTCGCGGATGCGCGTCTCATGATCGTCGATGGTGTCCCGGTGTTGCTTCAGCCGCTCATCGACCCGCGTGAGGTGTTTCAGCGCCTCCGCGATGCCCCGCATCTCGTCCTCGATGCGTTCCAAGCGGTGATCGATCATCGGTAAGTCCACGGCATCGTCCCAGTGTGTCAACGCATCACCCCTCTTATCAGATTGCAGATGGCGGATCGACATCGATCATGCACCGATGAAATTTTTATTTCGACCTGAAAACCGAGGGTTATGGCCATTCAGCCACGTCTACATAAAAAAACTTTAGCGAGGTGGGTTGACGCATAAATTTCGCACTTCTATTAGTTAGCAGGTCGAGACGGTTCGACGCTACGACGATGGAGACACCGATGATGATTTTGAAATACGCATCCAAGAAGGAACTGGCCGCTTCCGTTGGTCAGGCACTGCGCTACCAAGAGACATCGATCTTCGGCGCTGAGTTCCGCCGCGACGGTCAGTTCTGCGGATCGAACCGCCCGTCGATCACCGGCATCAAGGGCCGCGAGTTCTTCGCTGAGGTCACCATGCGTGACGGCATCATCGCCAAAGTTTCCTGATCACCTCATCACAAGGGAGAACGACATGACTGCAATGGAACACGCAACGGTCGGCGAACGCACAGTGGCCCGCAGGCTGGTCAACGCCATCCTCGCCGCCGGACACCTCGTCTCCGTGAACGATGGCGAAGAGTGGACTGTCCTGAAAAGCCGCAGCACGACAGAGATCATCAATGCGCTTGCCTCGACCGGCGAAGACTACATCCGGGTGCGTCACTCTGACGGCGGCGTGGTCGGCACGTTTTCCCTGATCTGGGGCAATGACCCCAGCGGCGAGGAACTGATCTCCGATCACACCGACAACGAAGCGATGGGCGAACTCTACCGCCTCGCAACCTCCAACTAAGCCGAAGGGAAAAACACATGAACATCATTTGCATCACGCTCGAGGATTTCCTCAACACCGTCGAAGGCCTCACCCATCGCAACATTCAGTTCAGTGCGCGGGTTGATGATGGCCGCTACGTTATCGCCATCACCGGCTTCTGAGGGGAACACCAATGACCATCAAGCAACGCACCCGCGCCGGCACCTATGACACGTTCGAGCGGCGATATACCCCCGTCGAAATGGATGACGGGTCGATCATGCGCGGCTGGCGCGATGTCCCCCCGGACACAGACCAGCGCAACGTCTGGACGGTCGTGGACTGCGACGGGAAACTCTACCTCTGCCCCGGCTACGTGACCGTCAATTACTTGGGGCGCGTCCTGTGCGCCAACCCGTGGCCCGACGTGGAAGCGTCCAGTCCCGGCTACGTCTATTGAAAGTACTAGGGTTGACACCTGGGTCTCCCCTTTTTACACCTTCACCAACAGCACAACGCAAGGAAGCAGTGCCATGAAGCTTGATGTCTACTCACAGGTCACCGACCGCGTTCTCGAGATGATGGAACAGCACGGGTCGAACTGGGTTAATCCCTTCGCCCGCAAGGGCAAGTCCGCCCTCCCCGTGAACATCGCCAGCAAGAAACACTATCGCGGCGTTAACACGCTGCTGCTCAGTTGGTCTGGTTTCGTATCGCCTGTGTGGGGTACGTACAAGCAGTGGAACGAGCGCGACTGCCAAGTGCGCAAGGGCGAGAAGTCCACCACCATCGTGTTCTGGCAGTTCATCGAGAAAGAGGAAGCCGGCAAGGTGCAGCGCATCCCATTCCTGAAGTACTACAACGTGTTCAACGCCGATCAGGTTGATGGCTATCAGGCTGAGGTCATCGAAGAGCCGACAGTCGCAGAACGGATCGCGGGTGCTGAGGATTTTTTCCGCAAAATTCCTGCCCAGATCACCTTTTCCGACGCAGGCCGCGCCTATTACTCGCCCGCCCGCGACAGCGTCCACGTCCCCGCCCTCGATGTCTTCGAGGACACCCCCACCAGCACGGCTGCTGAATGCTATTACAGCACCATCTCCCATGAACTGGTTCACTGGACGGGCCACAAGTCGCGCCTGAACCGTGAACAGGCAAACGCCTTCGGCAGCGAAGACTACGCCCGCGAGGAACTGATCGCTGAACTGGGTGCCGCCTTCCTGTGCGCCAACTTGGGTATTAGTTCAGAGCCGCGCATTGACCACGCCCACTACTTGAACGGGTGGATCAAGAAGCTTGGCGACCACAAGCGTGAGTTCGTGTCGGCAGCGTCTGCTGCAACCAAGGCGGTCGATCTGCTGATCGGCATGTCGGAACCGGAGCAGGTCGCGCAAGCGGCCTGACCCCTCAGTCGAAGGAAATGCCCATGACCATCACATACGAACTGCGCACACGCCTGAACGCGCCCGTCTTTTCATTCGACAGCCTGATGCGCGCACGTGAAGAGCGGAACCGGTACGAAATAAAGATTGGAATCCCTCTCCACATCGTGCAGATCACTCGCACAGAGAAACTTATAGATTGACCAGTTACCCCTCCCCCTCCTTTCGTAATCTCGATCTCCGGTGGCGGGATTGAAGCTTTCGATGCGCGCAAGCGTTAACGCCGTGGGGTACAGGGGTTGTCATAAATTGCGGCGAATCGAAGGAACACCGGAACTTACTTTAAAGGGATTGTGATGAGACTCACGGATCAACAGCGTGAACTGTTCGTGATGATGTACGAAGGCGGTGGTTCCGTTGCCCAGATATCTGGAGTCATCGGGTTTCCGCCGGAGCAGTTTTTAGAGACGCGCAAGGTCAACGACATTCCACTGCGGTTGCAGGACACCAAGCGGCTGGGTGGCAAGCTTGTTGCCCCTGACGGACTGCTCAACGACGCAAAGTCGCACACCCTCAGCGAGATGGCGCGGAAGTACCAACTGGGCAGAGGGATGATCAAGTCGATCTTGATCGACAATGGCGTTCACTGGATCGATGGAGAGTCAAAGCGCACCGACTATGGCCGCTCTAGCAACCTAGTCCGGCAGGCTGAGGCTGCCCAGACAATCTATGACCGCGCCGCCCAGTTCTTGCGGCGGTACAAACACAACGTGTACCGCTGCGACATCAAGATTTTTGAACACCAGCGCGTGACATGGGGCGACCTCAACAATCTCCCCCACCACGGCACCAAGCACTATTTCGTTGACGGTTTCGGGGTCGTTGCCCAGGACAGAATGCTCGAGATAGCGCGCGGCACCGGCTTCGCTGAAGAGTTGAGTACAAGCAACCAATAAAGGGACTCTACGCATGGAACGCTTCATTACCCTCGCATCCCTTATAGAGCGCCAGCAGCGCCGGCAGCGCATGGCACAGCGGCTGGCCGGCATGATGGCTTGCGCGTGGCTCTTGCTGACCGCCACGATGATCGCCGGGTGGATGCTGACATGGTGACGGTAACCCGCCAGCATCTGGAGGCGTTGCGCGGAGCGATTGACGACGCAAACAACGAGGCGAAAACCGAGTACGAAATTGCCAGTTTCAACGCTGCGTCGCCGACTTGGTTTGCTACACACATCGCCCGAGCCAAATTGGCGGAAGAGCGCGCCGCTCGCCTTGTGGAAGTTGCGGCCCACATCAAACAGGAGACAGACAATGATTGACCCCGAGCGCCCCGGTAAGCGCCACCTTAGCTATCGGCAGTCCATCGTCGTTATCGTGCTGGCGCTGGCCGTAGCCTTCGCGCCTTGGCTATCCGCCATCCCGTACAGATAGGAAAATGACCGATGACCGAATTAGAGAGACTGGAGGCCGAATTCGACGCCGCATACGACGACCGAAACGCCGCCATTGACGTTGCCTACGCCGACTTCGACGCCGCCCGAGACGCTTTCGACGCCGCCGTAGACGCCGCCAATGCTGACCGGGACGCCGCCATTGCCGCCTACCTCGCCGCCCTCGCAGCGCAAACTAAGGAGCAGACCGATGACTAATCTAGAAAAACTGGCGCAGTGGCATGAGGCGGGTGCAGTTTGCGAGGTTCGCTATGACAACGCGGAGCAGCAGCGCGACCACCACACCGTCGCCGCAGCAACCATACGGACTGCTATGGCGGAGATTGAGCGGTTGCGAACCGCTGTGGCGACGCGATGGCACTACGACGTTGGCTGGCACAACGGCCTGACCGAAGGCGAGCGCAAAGCAACGGCTGCGATTGTGGTGTATCTCCGCAAAATGCGCGGCGATCCGGCTTACTACCGCGTCTGCATGGAGGTGGACAACCTGCGCAATCACATCGAAGCAGGCCACCATCTCCCCGGCGATGCCGTTGTATACGCCGCCAACTCCGCCTTCAACGCCATTCTCGCAGCGCAACCCAAGGAGCAGACCAATGACTGAGGTAGAGAGGCTGAAGGCCGCAGGGGTCAGCGCCGTAGATGCCGCTTACGCCGCATGGCAAGCCACCGTAGACTCCGCCAACACCGCCCGCGCCGCTTACGACGCCGTTAGCAAGGCCTACAACGCCATTCTCGCAGCGCAAGCTAAGGAGCAGACCAATGACTGACTTGGAGAGATTAAGAGCAGCCCGCGACGCAGCCCTCGACGCATACGATGCCGCAGCCATCGCCGCATGGGACGCCGACAGCCCACCCGCGATCCACGCCGCCCTCAACGCCGCCATTGCCGCCTACCTCGCCGCCCTCGCAGCGCAAACTAAGGAGCAGACCGATGCAGAGTGATGCCGTGGGACGACTGCAAGCGTGGCTCGATGCCGAGGACGCCGGCCATTTTGGCCAGCATGAGAAGGATATTGAAACCCTCATCGAACGCCTCGCCATCGCAGAAGCCGCCCTCGCAGCGCAAGAACAGGAGACAGACCAATGACTGACCTTGAGAAACTGCGAGCCGCCCGCGACGCAGCCCTCGACGCATACGATGCCATAGAGGAGTACAAACCTGCGCTAACCGCCATCGCCGCCTACATCGCCGGCCTCGCATCACTCGACGCCGCAATCGCAGCGCAAGAACAGGAGACAGACCAATGACTGATCTGGAAAAGTTGAAAGCCGACATGGACGCCAAGCGGGAAGCTTATGCCGTCGCCTACGCCACATGGGGCGCTGCCGCCTACGCCTACAGCGCCGCCTATCGCGCCGCCGCACTCGCAGCGCAAGAGAAGGAAAATGACTGATGACTGAGTTAGAGAAACTAAGAGCCGCCCTCGACGCCGCCGCAGACGCCGCCTACGCCGCATGGGACGCCACCGTAAACTCCGCCAACGCCACCTACAACGCCGCGCTCGACGCTGCCAACGCCACCTACGCCGCCGCCCTCGCAGCGCAACCCAAGGAGCAAGGCGCATGAGCCAGCAGCAAACCTCTCGCGCCGACATGGCGTCCTGCCTCACTGGCTCGCACCGCTGCTCACGTACCGCTGTGTGCTGGCGATGGGTAAAGCCTGCCGCACCGAGACAATCCTACGCAGAGTTTCCCGGTGGTGACGATTGCAATGACTTTGTGGAGATTGATGGATGACACCGACTGTTCTGGTTCACATCGACGAAGATGGCGAAGAGACGTACAAGATTTCCGGTGACGTGACTTTCGTCGTCGTGGATGAACGTAGCCCCCATGATCGGGCATATCAGTACCGTACACAGACACCGATTGCCGATATCCTGGCGATCATCGGTGACGAAGTCGGCAGCAGCAGTGACCCGCAACACGCGGCGCTTGCTCATAAGATCGAATGCGCAGCGAAGGGTCTTCCCGCCCTGTCGTTAGTGCCGTCGCGGGAGCAGGGCGAATGAGCGATCACGCAGATGTCGCTCCCACAGTTGCGCCGGATGTTTTTGAAGTTACGCCGACACCGCGCGAGAAGAACATGGCGTACATCGCGGAGGTTGCAGCCCGTCACCAAACCACGGCAGCCGCTGTGCTGGGCGAATCCCGCGCGAGATATGTGGTCGATGCCCGACGCGAGATAGCCATGCACCTACACGGTCAAGGCCTGTCCAGCGTTCAGATCGGGCGTCTCATGAACCGTGACCACACATCCATCCTGAACCTGCTTGGAGCGACCAAGAGCAACAGGCGAAAGAGGGTCGCTAACTATCTCCGGGGCGAATGCCCTGTGTGCGCAGAGCGACGCCAACTGGAGGACGCCGCGTGATCGAATACCTGATACTGACAATGGATGACTGCAAGTGGTGCGACAAGGCGAAGGAGGCCATGTCTGATGCTGGCAAGTCCTACGCCACCGTCAACCTGTCAGATAATCCTGAACTGTATGCAATCATGCGCTCCCTGGGTGCGAAGACGGTTCCCCAAGTACTCAAGATCATTGGCGGGTACGTGGACACCGCTGCGCACCTAGACGATGGCGCTGGCTAGGAGGCCTTGGAACGCCTCCGGTCGCACCAGACCACCCCAATCGAGTGCGTATGTTTCACCATAGCCAAGGTCGCGAAGGTTCGCGTCATCAAGCAACTGGCCGGCTGTGGATGCTCCGACAAAGTGGACGATTCTGTCGTCTTCCAACCACATCAGGGCATACCAGTCCGCCGGTATCGCCTGCTTCTTCTTAGTAGCTAAGAGACGCCCGCCCTTGTGCCGCGTGGTCTTGACATCGACTCCCCCCAAGGGGGACATGACATCGTGCAGCGGGCGCTGACCCAGCTGTAGGTCGGGCCAGAGATTGAACATCTTGGCGAAAGCGAACTCACCCTTTAACCCGTCGATATCCGTCTGAAGGCTGGACTGTGGCCCGATCCGGGCGTCCTTGATGCCGCGCTTCTTGTTGATCACCAGGCGCTGCTCGCCAAGCCATTCGCAAATGCGGACTTCGCTGCGGGTTAGAACGACCTTCAACTGCTAGTCTTTCGTTGCTTCCATAGGTGTTGAACCTGGCACTCGACCATAGACCTCGCCCAAGACGGGTCGCAATCTAATGGGATATCGAGGAGATACGCTCTGCGGCTTTCCTTGTCTGGAAGTGCAAGCACATGAGTCGGAAGGAAGCACACCATTAGATCGCGAACCAAAGCGTGGTGAGATGCCGGCACATTGTTGTCGATGTAATCCATACGCTCTTTATGAGTGCGACGATCCGCCGCCCTTTCTGCCCAGATCAGGCTGTCCGGCCTGGTCGCGGTCTTCTTCTCCCCCCTCACAGCTGCTCGTATTCCTCTATTGACCAGCGGATGAAGACGGGCGTGTTGTCTCCGACGAATGATCCAGTGACGTTGTATTCCATGTACTCAACCGCCTCCTCGTAGTCCATGCCATCACGCTGCACCAGGACATCCACGCATCGGCCAAAGTCATAGACCGCGATGTCTGTGTCGAACGCCGTTCCGATTCCTACTAGTGCTTCCTCGAAGCCGTCCGCAAACAGCGCCCCGCTCACTGCATCAACTCGAGCAGGGTGGTTAGCGGGATGATGGCAACCGACTTCTCGTTGTCAGCGCGCAAGATCAGGCCGTGGTTCTCACCCAGCGCCTCGAGCAGCCAGACGGGTAGTTCTTTGCGGCGCTTGGCCTCGAACACCCACGGCTTCCCGTTAGGGTCGAAGCCAGGAGTGATCTCGACATCACCTTTTGCATAGCTAGTAGCGCCAGACAGCGGCACACGCTGCGCGAACAGGCCTGCCTTCTTGGCCTCGTTGACCAACTCACGCTCGTACAGAGCGCCCTTGTCTCTACTCATCTTGCCCATCAGAAACACCCACCCTTGATTGCTTGCCAGACCGTCCGACCATCAAACATCCGGCGCAGAACGTAGCCACGCGCAATCGACACAATCGTGAAGACGCCCGTGATGATCAGGTTCTTAGACATGGTCATCGGGATTTGCATCCACGCTGCGACGAAGTGCCAGGTGATCAGCGACACGACAAAGCCGATGGCGGTGTTGGTCACAGCCTCCATGAAGCTGTCCGCCTTGCTCTGAGAGTGGCTACGCATCACCGTCATCCTTGATCGTGTAGTGATGTGGCTGCACGTCACCGTAACGCTCGAGCAGGAGAGCGGCCTTGGTGTTCAGGTCTTTGTAGAACGCACCAGACCTTGGCGGGCGGTCGTCCTCGACCTTGTCCTGGATCATCGCGTCACGCAGCACTGTCAGGCTGGCAATAGCTTTGGTGATGTGGCTCATCCCGCTGTCAGCGTCTGTGTCCTCACCCTCCCACCAGCTGAAGAGGTGGCGGATCGTCGCGTCGTAGTAGACGGATGCTCGAACGCCGGCACCACGGTAATTGTGGCGACCGTACTTCAGCGCGCCTTCCAGCATGGCGAGGCCAACCTCAGCCATCACGACGGCGGAGACAGTGGAGAGCGGCGCTTTCTTGATGCCGACAGCGTCCTTGGGATTGGTCGGCTTGTGGTTCCCGTCATGCCGTTTGCGTTCTGCCATGATGCTGTCTGCCCACGCTTCCTGACACGCACCGCAAGATAGATTTATCGGGATGCCGTGGGAGCAGTCGACCCCAGACAGAGGCCTCTTCATCGGCGTACTTGAGAGAATCTCGTTGACGGGTTTCATTCCATTTCCTCCACAATCTGCTGCACCTGGGCGAGCAGTTCCTCTTGAGTGCCGAATGCGTCCTCGAACCTGCGCTTCCATGGGTGGACGGAGATGAAGTCCCCTGTTCCCTCCCCGCTCTGGTGGTGCTTACCGCACAGAGGGATGACCCGAAGATGCGCCCCTGGCTTTGTCCGCCCATCGATGTGGTGGAGCGACACCTCCGTCTGGTGAACGCCTATCTGATGACAGGCGATGCAGCCAACCTGGCCAGCCCGATCCATCCAGCGTTTCTCTTCAGCGGTAGGTGTCCGCCCCTTCACCCTCGGTGTACGCCCAAGTGGATAGCCTCTGCCGCCTCCAGCAGGACAGCCGCCCCTATCTTGATTCGATAAGCCGACAACTCGTCGTTGTTCTTCATGGCCTTCAGGTATTGCTCATGCGCCGATTCAGCCTGGTCGAGCAGCCAGTGACAGATCGCATGGCACTCGTCGGACGCGGAGCAGTCGTCCTCACTGACGGCGTCTGATTGGCAGCAGTTAATGCTGTCGCTGATGGTATCGGGGTCGATGCCAAGCTTCCTGTACAGATCGCGATCCATCAGTAAGTTTTCCCGCCTTCGGATGCGCGGTTCGCAACCTTGTGGTCAGCGCGCTCCTTGTTGTAAGCCAGCTTCTCGATCATCGCCCAACCCAGGTCTAGGCCAAGTGCGCCGGCAAGGTCGAAGATGCGGATCATCGCGTCCGCCAGTTCAACCTCGACGCCGCTGCGATGCGGCAGCTTGTCGTCATTGAGGTGCTTTCGGTGCGCCTCTGTCGCCTCGCTGATCTCGCTATGGATCATTAGCAACTTGCTGGCGACGAAGAGTTGATTGCCCTTCATGCTGGTGCCGGTTGACAGGTCAGTCCACCAGCCGGCCTCGTCATTCATTCCGTGAATGATCTGGCTGACGTTGTTCATGGTTGTCGCTATGACCTCGACTACATCCATTTTGTTTTCCTTTTCTTGCGTCATGCTGAGTAAACCTTCCGTTCGAGCCGCAGCGTCGCGGCCTTTGTGCGCCAGTACTCGAAAGCTATCTCACGCGCCTTCAACTCTGCCTTGGCGAATGCCAAGCTGCCCTTCGCTACACCGTGCGCAACCCGCGCCGCGTAGACACCGTCGTCCTCATCTGCGCATCGCGTCTGGGCAGCGGCGGTCTTGTTCCCATCCAACTCTGCCTTGAGCATCGACTTTGCGACGGTGCGCTTCAGATCAGCCTCTGTTGTTGCCACATCGATTTCCGCCTTTTGCAGCAACTTGGCAACCTCGCGAATAGATTCCGCGAACATTTCTTCAGGTGGGTGTGGCTGCAATGTCACGCTTCATACCCCGCTATGTAACTGGCCTTGGCTATCTCGCACATGGTGATCAGGTCTGGCGTGTAACCCTCGCTCGAGGCCATGTAGAACGATCCCTCAGCGTCCCATCCGAGAACCATTACCTCCGACAACCCGGCATCGAGAGCAGCCTGGAGTACGGCGCGAGGTGCAATCTGCCCGATGGTGATGTCCGGCTCCGCGTTCCTCGAGAAGATGTTCACCACCTTGTTTTCGTCGTCGCTCATATCACTTCTTCCTCTTCTGTCCGTGGTGGTGCGGGACTGCTGTACTTGACGTACATCCGTGGTCGCTCAGATGCCTTGTTGGTGAACTGCATGGCATTGCCATTCCAGTACACCCCAGCCTTGCCCTCCCACTCGCCGTTGCGCTGCTTGGAGCAGTAGATGACCGAGTCCGGCGTGTTGATCAGGTCTTCGTCTGGCTTCTCTTGCGTAAATGCCAGAGAGGCCAGCTTCTCTTCCTTCTTTTTGTTGCGCCAGATGGTGAGAACACTGTCGGAAAGATCGGTGATCGATCCGCTCCCCTTCACATCCATCTTCCCGGTCGGCTGATCTTCGTTCTCGCCCTTGCGGCTATGCGTTACAAGGAAGACGGTCGTTCCTGTCTGGTTCTTGAAGTCGCACAGGCTTTCCATGAACGCCTTCTGGGCGTTGTAGTCATCGTCCCCAATGCCGCACTTGCTCATGTTGTCGATGATGAAAACGTCGATCCCGTAGCGTTTGCGGGCGTACTCGAACACCTCCATCATTCGCTTGGTCTTCGCCGTGCCGACGAGGTCGAACAGCCACAGCCTCCCGGCATACCAGTCAATGACGGCGTTGGCGTATCCCTGGGTAGGCAGGCCATCCTTCAAGCCTGTTGCCTGGCGGGTAAGGCGAGTGAGCAGGCGTCGGGCGGGCATCTCCATCGATGCGATGCAGACCCGCTTCTCTTGGATCATGGCGTCCAGCGAGAACTGCCCAGCCAACTGGGACTTGCCGTGTCCGTTGACGCCGTTGAGGATGATCAGTTCCGCATCGCGGAATCGGATGCGGCCATCAAGCTTGTTGAGCAGAGGCGCGAAACCGCGCTTATCGTCCTGGCTGTCGTACAGTTCCCGCAGGATGTCGTCACGGTATTCGGTGGCGCAGCGCAGTTCCTCTGGATCGAAGGCCTTGGCTGTCTTGCGGATGGCGGCAATGTCCGCACCCTCGAGCAGACATTCGTTCATGTCCTTGTGCGGCAGCGTTACCCGAAGACAGCGATGCTGGCCCAGGCGCTCCGCAATTTCTCGAGCGGCTGCCTCGCCCTCCTCGTCCATGTCGAGCGCAAGAATGATCGTCTCGAACCGGTCGAGGTGGTCGTACTCGTTCTCGATCCACTGTTGCTTCGCGCCCTTGCCCCCTCCGAAAGGGACGGACAGACACGGCGCACCCAACTGGTAGCCGGCCATCGCGTCGAACTCACCTTCAGTGATCCACACCTCGCGGGTGTTCTGGTCGATGGTCTGCCACCCGAATAGGATCGGCATCTGTCCTGCGGAAGTTGGCCCCTGGCGCTTCTTGTCGTTGATGTCGCGGAACTTGATCATCCGCGTCGCGCCCATCGCATCGATGAATGGGAACAGGACACGGTCACCGTCCGCCGCCACCCGGAATGCGTCGATGGTGGCGCTGGTCATGCCACGGCTCTCGAGGTAGACCTGAACAGGTGTTGTGTAGACCTTGCGCATACGCTCCGGCCTGATCGGTGCCTGGTATTCCTTCTTCGGCGCAACGAACTTGGGGCGTTCTACGCCGAGCCATGCGCGGATTTCATCCATCGTTTCGATGAGCGAGTGGTGTCTCGCCGCCATCCACAGATCGACCAGGTCGCCGCCAGCTTCTCCGGTTGAGAAGTCCGACCACACGCCAGCCTTGCCGCCGCTCATGTGAACACGCAGGGACTGTCCCTTCGTCCCGTCCAGTCCACCGACGCAGTACTCGGCTCCGTTCACCACCCCGCCTGGCAGTAGGTGGCGCAGTGTGGCCAGCATCGTGTCGTTCAGCTTCGCACTGAGTTCGCGTAAATCCATTTCAGCGTCCCTTCCATTCGACCGCTTTGCGCAGGTCTTCCAAATCCGTTTTGCTCTTGATGTATCTCTCGCGGAGAGACGGCCTATCAGGAAGCTGGATCAGCATCAACTCGGTTTCACGCTCGAGTTCCTTGATGCGGTCACGCGCCTGAGCGAAAGACATCCCCGCCATCGCACTTGATGTTGGCTTGCGATTGCTGCGGTCGATCCAGTTGGCCCAGGTCTTCCTCCAATCCAGCTTCACGCCAGTCTTGGTTGTGTTCTCGACCCAGTAGTCGCGGAACCGATTGGCTTCCGCCGACACGTCGTGATCAGACCAACCCTTCTCCGCTTTGGCCGAGTCACGCCAGTCATCAGGCAACACCCAGTCGGGGGTGAGGCGCGTCCCACGCGCTACTTTCTTTCCTTCTTTCCCTTCTTCATTTTCTTTCCCTTCTTCTGTTGTGGGTTTGCTCTGGGTTAGTTCTGGGTTAGTTGTGGGTTTACTGCTGGGTTTATCGGTGGGTTGGCATCCCTGAAAACGCTCGTAATTCCGGAGGTTTAGCTGGGTTACACCCTGGGTTACCTCGCGGGTTACTTTTCCGTCGCGTTCGAGTTGCCTGATAAACGTGCGAACACGCTGCCGATCCCACCTCCAAGCCTCTGACAGCTTGCGTTCTGACACAACGAACTGGCCGCGCTTGACCTCTACCTGCTTGCCGTTGAACCACTGATGGTGGTCATCGTATGCGGCTTCGTGGATCAGGTACTCCCATGCGGAGCGTTTGCAGAAAGCGTCGCCGTCGAACAGCGAGTCATCCATCCATCCACGATGCATCTTGTACCAGCCACTCATCGTGTGGCCGCACAGGTCGTGATGGTGGCGTCTGTATCTGAAATCATTGAATGCCCCTGCACCTATTGCCTGCTCGCCAAGAAGTTGGACGGCAGGCCATACGGGAAGGGTCTTCACGCAAGGCGAACATGGCTTTTCGGTAGCGAACCTAGCCGTCCGGTGCCAGACATAGGCGAGAGAATTGCGGGAAACAACCCCACACCAACGCCTGGCGATGCGATTTCTACACCGGAGGGTCTACAGCGTTCCACACATCTTTATATGTACGCAAATGCGAGTGACATAAATGTCACACCAGCGAAAAGAATCCCCATTCAGCGAAACACAAAAGTTGATCTCTGTGCACAAGCCGCTATGTTGATGCTGCAACCAGGGAGTACGAACATGGAAACGCAGACATCCGGCATCGCGTCGATCAACTCGATTCACCTTCCGTCTTCGGTGAAAGATGCTGTCGCCACAAAAGCAAAATTGATTTGGGACACTCTGTCCACGATCAACGTCAACGAACACGTCGAAAAGAAGAATGGCTTCAGCTATCTCAGCTGGGCGTGGGCGTGGGGCGTCCTGATGGACAACTTCCCCAACAGCAAGTTCTCGTTCGATCAGTTCGGCGATGGCGGCGGTGAGGTCTTCTACTATCCGGACGGCACAGCTGAGGTGCGTTGCGCACTGTCGGTCGACGGCGTCATGCGCGTGATGTGGCTGCCTGTGATGGATCATCGCAACAAGCCGATACCGAAGCCGGACGCTCGAGCCGTCAACGACACCAAGATGCGCTGCCTGGTTAAGGCCATGGCGCTGTTCGGACTAGGCCACTACATCTACGCAGGCGAAGACCTGCCTGATGCATCCAAGTCAGAACCGGCAAAGGATGTGCCGGCCTTTGATCCATCCGCGCCTGAAGTGGAGTTGCCATACGATCCAGTTGTGGAACTTCGTGCTGCGATGCAGGCATCGAAGGGATTGGCTGAACTGAAGTCTTCATTCACGAAGGCAAGCAAGTACGCCAACAACCGCAACGACAAGGAAATGCTTCAGACCTTCACCCTCTTGAAGGATGAACTGAAAGTGAAACTGGCGTGACCAAGGAGGAGCGGCTGGTAAAGGCGCGCGAGGCGCTCAAGGGAAAGCCTCCCCGTCCATCGATGCGCCAGGCAATCAACGCCAAGTGCCGCGAGTGCATCTATGACCCGATAGGCAGAGGGACGTGGCGGGAGCAGGTCAGGGACTGCGTCAGTGCGACCTGCTCACTACACCAACTGAGGCCGATGCCCTCGATCAGGAAGGACGAAGATGGAACAGCGGAGTGAAGAGTGGTTCAAGGCGCGTGTCGGTGTAATCACCGGCAGCCGCGTCGGGTCGATCCTCGGGGTCAACCCTTTCGCCACACGCGAAGATGTCATGCGCGAGATGGTTCGTGAACATCTTGGCGCTGAGAAGGAGTTCCAGGGCAACGCCGCCACCAACCACGGTGAGCGTATGGAACCAGTCGCTCTCGCCTACTACGAGAAGACCCAGATGCAGACAGTCGAGCAGACCGGACTTGTCAAGCACGACCTGTATGACTGGCTCGGCGCATCACCCGATGGCCTCATAGGCTTGAATGGTGGCTTGGAAATCAAGTGTCCGTATTGGGCAAAGAAGCCGTACTCGGTGTACGAAAAGCCTGGGTACTACGCTCAAGTCCAGCACGTCATGGAGGTGTGTGACCTCGATTGGATGGATTTCTTTGTTTATATAAGCGAGGACTGCTTCACGGTGGAGCGAGTGGCGCGGGACATAGACTGGTTCGCGACAAACCTGCCTAAGCTTGAAGCGTTCCGATCCGAGTACCTCGAGGTAATTGGAGACGGTGAGCGTTCAGCAAAGCATCTCGGAAGCGGGGTGCTGACCCTATCCCATCCAAAGGCTAGGCGATTTGCAGAGTTATTCACACTACTCAAAGCCGCCGAAATCGAGACGGCCTCCACCCGTGAAGAGTTCGATGCGCTGAAAAAGGAATTGGGGAGCGAGTTCGGGTCGTTCGAGGCTGCCGGCGTGAAGCTTCAGCGCATCGACAAGAAGGGGTCCGTTAATAGCAAGACGCTATACAGCGACATCAATCTCGACAAGCTGTTGAAGGAGTCCGGCAAGACGTTGGATGACTACCGAAACCCTGGAGTGGTTTCGTTTAACGTGAGTTTCATTGGAGGAAAAGAGTAATGGTCAAGATCAAACGGGAGGGTCAAAACCGCTTAGTTCAAACGACGGTTGATGACGAGACCTATAGGGCGCTGTGCGAGCGTTCCATCGTAGAAGACCGCCCTGTAGCAAGTGTGCTGCGCCAGGCCGTCAACCTCTACTTCGCACACATCAGCCGCATCAAGAACGTCCAGTTGGACTAATCGGAGTACCAGGAATGGCATACGAACAAAAACCAAATACGTTCTCCTTGTTCAAGGACGACGATGACCGCGTCAACGAGCGCAAGAAGTTCTACCGCGAAAAGGGTTGGGAGGAAAACAGTGTCCCCACTTACAGCGGTCGATTCGTTCTCGAGAACGGCGAGACGCTGAACATCGAGGCCAAGGTCATCGACGGCTCAAAGGGGAAGTTCTTCTCTGGCCGCGCGTGGAAGAAGAAGGCTGATGGTGCATCTGCACCCGCCAGGCCGGCTGCGCGGGATGACGATCCTCTTGATGACGATGTTCCGTTCTAAGTACGTCGTCGTAGGGGGGTGGTGAGATGCCACCCCCATGCACTCGAGGAGAGTGACATGACCCTTCTTATCGCATTGCTGATCATCTACTGGGCGCAGATGCCCTGGTGGGTGTGGGTCGCCGCCATCTGGCTGTGGTCCTCGAAGCAGTTTCTTATCGGCTGGGGAAGATTGGACCACTGATGCTTGTTCTGACCCGTAATGTGGGGTCTGTCATTTATGGAGGGCAGGCGATCACCGATCAGCCGGAAGAGACTTTTGAACACATGATCCGTGTCGAGCGGATCGTGGATAACTTGCGCGACAGGTTCGCTCAATTGAGCGTCACTGACTGCAACGGTTGTACGCAATACCGGCTCGACGCAACGAATGACAGCTTACAGCTGGGCCAGTTACGCATTGTCCTGATCGCCATCCGCCATGTTCTTGGCGCAGACGGCCAGGAGTTGTCGTTGGCACGGATTGGGCTGGACGCCCCTCGCAACTATCGCGTCGTTAGGGACAACGCCAAGCGTCGCGAATAATCAAGGAAGACTGAAATGGTACGCAAGGAAGAACTCCGGAAGCAGATCGAACAGCTACAGCAGGAGAAGGAAATTCTCAGGCTGGAGTCTGTCAATGCCCAGCTGAAGGCTGAGGCCAAGGTCTACCGCAACCTGTACGAAAACCTCCTGTTTCGGCGTGAAGGTCATGTCGGCTTCTTTGTTGATGGCAGCCAGGAGTGCAGCGAAATCCTGGGCGGAAATCAGGGCGACGGCTTCTACGGCACCAAACTGCTGTGACTGAATTAAGTTAAATCGACAGGGTTGTCGTCTACTGGCATGATTACCTGGTGGACGCCTCCGCCTTTATGGAGGTGTATATGGACGAAGTTAAGAAGACCTGGAACGACGCATCAAACCGGTGGCTTGCGGGCCGCGCCGAAAGGAAGTGGGTAAAGCAGGAGCGACACTACGTCGATGTCCTGACAACCACGAAGCACGAAGGCGAGGCGCTCCTGGAAGGCAGGCCTCTGGTGAAGATCACGAAGGGTGTCATTACGAACCTGCGTGATGAGTTGATGAAGGATCGTGGCGTAGCGGCAGTAAATCGCTACATGACCGTGCTGCGGTCAATCCTCAACATGGCTCGAGATGATTGGGAGTGGATTGATGTCGCCCCCAAGATCAAGAGGATGGAGGAGCCAAAGAGGGTGCGGTTCATTGAGAAGTCTGAAGCGCGCAAGCTGTTGGACGAACTGCCCCGCCATCTGAGAGCAAAGGTGACCTTCGCGCTGGCCACAGGATTGCGGGACTCGAACGTCCGCCTTCTGCGGTGGGAGGAAGTAGACCTGCCCAACCGGATGGTGACGATTGACGGCAGCAAGATGAAGAACGGTAAAACGCTCTCCATCCCGCTCAACGACATCGCATGGGATGTCTTGAGGAAAAGCAATGCCGACAAGGGTCGCAACGAAGAATGGGTGTTCGCCTACGGTGGCAAGCCTGTTTACCGCAGCGGAACCCGTGCCTTCAGAAATGCGTTGAAGAGAGCGGGTATTGAGAACTTTCGCTGGCATGACCTGCGCCACACCTGGGCGTCATGGCACATCCAGAAGGGGACTCACACGGCAGCAGTGCGTGAGATGGGAGGCTGGTCGGACGACCGCATGGTTCAGCGGTACGCCCATTTGTCAACCAAGCATCTCCGCAAGGTTGCCGACAACATCGGCTCGCTGTGAGGAGGGGAAGTCAGGGGTAGCGCCGACTATGGAAACTACCCCCAAATCCCATAACTTTCGTGGCAAAACACACGTAAGTTATTGATTGGAGCGGGAAAGGGGACTCGAACCCCCGACCTCGACCTTGGCAAGGTTGGAGGCGTCCACGACGAGAAAACTCTTTCCCGCTCAGTCACTTACAGGCAGTACCCATAATCGCTGTGCGATGCTGTGGGTAAGCATAGCAAAGACCCCCGGAGGATAGCCACTCCGGGGGGTTCTTTTTTACTCTTCCGTATCGGCCTCATCGTCGTATGTGGAGGCGATCTTGATGCCACGGGCGTACTCGTACCCACTTCTGGCAATGGCCTTGCGCCGCTTCATCAACGACTTCAGCTTCAAGGTCTTCTCAGACGGCGTCGCCTTGGCATCTGTTTCGACCCTGGCGATCTGCTTGTTGATGTCGGTCATTTGCTTCGACAGCCGGCCAAGCTGGGTACGGGCAGCAATTGGCGCACGGTTTTGCTCGAGCAGTTCTTGCGCCGTCTCGGTGTCGCCCTTCTCACGCAAGACCTTGTAGGCACGGGCAGCCTGGTCAGCCTCCCGCTTCATCTCATAGAAGTCACGGACAAAGCGGCTGGTGTTCCGGTCACTGTCCCGCACAAAGCTGGTCACGCCGCTGACCTCTCCCAGCGTGTCGGCAATCCGGTACGGGTCGCCAAACACCCCACCTGGCTTCTTGGGGATAGTCCCCACGCCGGCCAGGATCGTGTCCACGGCGGCTGTGAAGTACCCCGCCATAGTCCCCATGTACCCCTCGATCACGTAGTCCACGCGCTTCGGTGATACGTCCGCCAGCTTGCCAATGCCCTTGGCTATTTCGCTGGTATTGCCATCAAAGCGCATAGCTTCCGGGAGGTTCTGGTCGGCCATGTTGTCGATTGGCCGCTGGGTGAACCAGTTGAGGTTGGCGGCTGCCCCTATCCCAGGCAGGAACATCTGCGGGACTGGGTTAAGGGCGAACGTACTCATGAAGGCAAACCTCACCTTCCGACCAAGTTCCTGCCCATCGTTATCCCGCACGTAGTCCATGAAGGCGATAGGCATGGAGGCAAAAAGCGTTCCGACTTCAAAGGCGCGGGGCAGACGGATGGTCTTGTCTCCCACGTAGATGATGTCGTTGAGCATCTTGTTCTCGGTGGACTCCTCATCCCACCGGTCATCGTCCGCCGCCAGTGCATACAGAAGCGTGGAGGCGGCAGTGAGCAGCAGGCCACGGATCATCACCTGCTGGCGAAGACCCATGATCGTTGGCTCGTTTTGCTGGTTCTCAGCGATACGGTACAGACCCTGGATGCGGGCGTTCAAGAACGGAATCATCGGGACGAGGCCGCTTGCTACGTACCCGATATATCCCTCACCAGCACCCTTGCGGCCAAAGTTCGTGAGGTTCATCGCCTCATACGCGGCAGACTTTTCAGTCACGCCCTTGGCAACCAGGTCTTTGTACAGCTTCACACGTTCGGCAAATTCCGAAGCTTCGCCGATCTTCTCCAGGCCGACCAAGACACCCTTGAAGCGGTCACCCCAGTCGCGGATAAAGCCGTAACCACCGCCTTCATCACGGCGATACCGGCGGCGGATTTCGTTGGCAAAGTCTCGCTCGCCCATGCCGTACGTGTAGCCACCCATGCCGCTGTTGACCTTGATGATCCGCGTTGCCTCACCGCCCTGGAACGCATCCTTTGCGCCCTTGAAGCTGTCGATACCTATGCCAAGCTTGGCGTCGGTAGTGACGAACGCGCTAATCTTTCCGCGATACAGGTTGCGCAGCATGAATGAGGGCGATAGCGTGATGCCAGAGCGCAGAACGCCAGCCAGCTTTGAGCCGACCTCGACGAACATATTGCGAGACTGTGGCCCAAGGGACGCAATCGCCGTCCAGACAGCGAGGTCTTCGATCTTGTAGTAGGCAGGCTTGCCATCAACGCGAAGGCGCATGACACCCTCACCCTTCGGCTCACGAACCTTGAAGCCTAGACCTGTCACGCCGGCAGTGTTCAGGGCATCGATAGCGTCAGCTGCCTCCTGAAGAGCCAGGTTCTTTCGCGCCGCAGACAGGATCGACTGCGTGTTGCGGATCAAGTTCTCGTACAGATTGCCGAGTCCGGTGTCTCCACCCTTCAGCCGCAAGTCCAGTGCCGACTTCGGGTTATTCAAGGCCTCGCCCATGTTCGGGCCAAGAACATCGAGTTCCCCGCTGTCGAGTTCAAGAGCGCGGTAGTACGGGATGTAGTCCATTGACTTCAGCTTGTCGCCAAGTTCACTGGTCATCAGGCCGGTATCAACAGCGTAGTCGAGGACGACCTGGTTGAAGGCCTGGTAGTTATCGAAGACCGTCTTGAACTCAGCGTCTGCATTACTCAACGTCTCGCTGATTTCTTCATCAGTTAGTGTGGTAAAGCCAACGCGGCCACCGCTGCGCAGTTCCTTTTCACGACGCGCAACAGCGTAGGTCTGAAACGCATCAGCCTTCTCCTCGCCAATTGGCGCGAAGATATCGAACAGGCCTGGGATATCCTGGTGAATGGTGGTCAGATCGCCATCGAATACTGGCGGGCCATACTCAAGAGCAGCCTGCACAACGCCAGATGACTGAGACGCCATCTCCATCGCCCGACCAACGCTCGAGCCATCAACCGGAACGCGACCGTCAGAGATGTCCACGCCGCGCTGTGCGGCATCGAGCATCCGATCAAGCATGAACATTCCGTCCTTGTCGCTGACCAGGTTCCGGACAAGTGCGCGGCGACGCGACTCGCCGCCACGACGACCGACCATCTTGTCTAGGAAGGTGCCGAATACACCAGGTTCCGGTTCATTCGAGACGACCTTGTCCATCATCGACTGCGACACGCCGCCCGTGTACCGCTGACCACGGCGAGCGGAGTAGCGAATCCGCTCATCGTTTGGATCAAAGTTCCCGTTGTTATCCGTCGCGCTCTTGATCTGCGTCGGACTGAAGACAACATACTCAGGCGTGTTGATCCCGTTCCCACGGAAGATCACCCCATCATTCTCAGGGGTAAGCGCCTCGAGCGCCTTCTGCTTCGCATCGTTGAACGACATTCCGCGACGCAGATAGCGACGAATGGCATCCGTGGTGTCGAGCGGGTTCTCGATCTTGAGATAAGTGGAGTAGACCTTCCCACGCTCCTTTGAACCCGTAGTGCGGGCGTAGTTGGATGCGGAAAATGGCTCTGATGTGAAATACGCCCCGGCAAGATCACCTCTTGCGCTGCGCTGCGTGACCCGAGTTGTATCGAAAGCCTCGATGCCACGGTTGGGACTGCCGTGGTAAACGACCAAGGGGTCGCCGTTCTTATCGACAACCTGGCTGTCGCCAAACCAACTGTTAAACTCAGCCGATCCTGTCCGACCCGAGTATTGGATGCGAGCATCTTCCGGATCAAACTTGCCGCTGTTGCTGACGGCGGACTTGATCTGCGCCGGCTCGAATGCGACGACGATTGGGCGACCGCCGATAGTGATGTCGACGCCGTCATACCCACGACGCTTAACCTCAGCAGTGATGGCTGCCCCGTTGCT